GTCGCGCTCGAACGGGAAATCCGCGGCGCCGGTGTCGCGCCAGACCTCCACGCCGAGCGTCGTGCCCAATACCCAAAGCTCTTGGTGGTCGGCCAGGAGCATAGCGATGTTGTCGGTGTAGGCTTCTTTGTACTTCGTGTCCAGCGGATCCCAGTGGAGGCCGTTGTTGATCTGCGAGATGCTGATCTGCCGCGACTCCGGCGTAGCGATGATGAAGTACCCGTCGAGCGCCGTCCCGCATGATGCCTGAAGCGCCAGGCTGACGGCGTAGCTTACCCGGTCGTCGAGGTGTACCGGGGCGTCCGGAGTCACCGTCAGATGATAGGGAGGGTCCACGCTTGTGACGGTGTAGGGAATATTATCGATCAGGATCGTCTGGCCCTTCATGGCGGCAGTGAAGACGTCGCCCGAGTTGTACGATACCGCCGGTCCGTTTGTCGCCACCGTGCCGCCCAGCGGGATCCAGTAGGGTGCGTTCGTCAACGGGCCCGCGGGAGCCGTGATCTTGATGTTCCAGGGGTCGATGTACGCGGCCACCTCGTACTCAAATGCGGTGGAAGTGCCGATGAGCGTGCCGCTATTTCCGAGCATGATGGGACCGCCCACCATGCTGGTGTCGAACTGATCGGTCTTCGAGATCAGTTGCACGTTGATTGGGCCGAACCCATCGCTCAGGTCAATCGTGTTCACGTAGCCCTGTGCGGGCGTCTGCAGGGGAACGACCAGGTCCGTCCCGGTGTCGATGTAGACTTTCCCACCCGCGATGATCATCAGCTGCTGGCCGTTGGGGACGATCTGTACCGGCGTCGTCTCTGGCCCGATGTCGCCCTTGTCCGGGTTGCCGCCGTAACCGTTGATCGGGGAGCCCGCTGAACTGACTTCATACAGCTTCGAGCCCGCCGCCACGAACATACGGTTTTCGCCGATCCAGATGCCGCGGATCGGGCTCGTCGGCAGTTCGCAGAACGTCTCCAGTCCGGGGCATCCATAGAGGGCGCCGGGTGCCTTGCCCGTGCCGCTCTCTACTTGCTCAACGTACATATTTACGAGCCGGTCTGCCGCGACCGAGAGAGAACGGCTCTCATACGCCGCACCGATGAAACCTTGGAAGGCTGGCATTTGTCAATACCGAATAAATCGCTCTTCGGTACCGAATAAATCGGTACTTTAGATAACCGGCGCGGGAAGCGTCACCACGGCCACCTTCGACGCCTGGGCCGTCGCCGCCACTTCGGGCGATACCGTGCGGCCGTACTCCGGCGCGACCTCGATTGCGAGGTTGTATTGATACGCACGCTCCCACCCCGCGCTCACGTTCAGCGGGTTCGCTAGCGCGGCGTAGGTTGCAAGCGGCGTAAACGTGTAGAGGCTGACTGCGTAGCTGCCGGCCAGGCTCTTTTGCAAGGCATCGTTCCAACTCGACACCATCGAGTTCAGCGCCAGCAGTCCCGCGGCACGCTCCGCGGAACTCGGCGTCTCGGCCGGCGCAATCACGCCTAGTTTTCTGAGTGCGCTATCGATGCAATCCTGTGCGGTCATAAATCACCTCAGGGGGCCGCAATGGTGACGTCCGGCGCAACCACCAGCGTGCCCCTCGCCAGCGTGTATACGTTCGTTGCGAGCGTGTCCGAGATCTGCAAATCGGCCACGAGGCCCACGGCGCTCGAGATCGGGTTCGGAAACGACGCCAGGTAGTCCGACGGCAGGATCGTAAATTGGATCACCCCGTTCGGCCCGTCGATCACCGTGATGCGGTCGGGAGACTCCAGGTAGAACACCGCTTGCGCGTCCGCGTCCTGATAGCTGTACTTGGCCGAGAAACGCACCGTCATGGTCCCGGTGATCGGGTAGGGTACTTCCACCCCGTCGTCGCCCGTAATCGTTACCGTGCCCCCGAAGGGAGCCGAATCCCCGCGTACCAGCTGAAACTTGAATGAGGTCATGGCTTGTTGCCGCGTTTCTTCGTCTTGAGCGTGGCCGCCGCTCCGCTAAACGTGATGCGTCCGCTTCCGGTGTAGACCCGGGTGCGCGAGTGAGGAGCGGATCCGCCGAATGTCATCCCGCCGGACCCGATCACCACCCGCGTCGAGTTCACAGTGGCGCCACCCGTGAATTCGATCCTGCCCGATCCCACGTAGCTCTTGATCGTGGCCGTTCTCTGCTCCGTAATCGCCCGTCCGCTGAACGTCAGCGTGCCGGCCCCGAGGTAGGCCCAGGTCCGCGAGTGCGGCGCCGTACCGCTGAAGACGATCGGCCGTGGGTGCGCCGTATAGTGCTTGACGACGATGCCCCGCCGGATCACCTCGAGCCTCTGGATCGTGGCCGTTGGAAGCGCGTGCAGCGTCAATGAGGCAACAGGCGTCCGGTCCTGCTGGATGTGCGCCTGCGGGACCGGCTGACGCACCAGGGGCGAACGCAGCGCCGCAGGGCCGGTATTGCCCACTACCGGGACCGGCAGCTTGTGCAGCAGCGCGTAGGGCGTGCCTTGCCGCGTCAGCGTGCCCAGCGCCGGAACCGGCAGCTTGCGGAATAATCCGCCGTCGATGCCCGACCAGATATTCTGTGTCTCGGCGGCGCCCAGGAATTCGATCGTGCCGCTTCCGGTGTAGGCCTTCGTCTTGGCTACCGGCGCGGTACCGCTGAAGTTGAGTGCGCCCGATCCGGTGTAGCTGTGCGTTCCGGAGATTGACGTGGCCGCCGCGCCTGAGAAGGTCAACGTCCCGCTGCCGGTATACGCCTTCGTCTTCGCAAGCGCAGCCGCGCCACTGAAGGTTAGCGTTCCCGAGCCGGTGTAGCTGTGCGCGCCAGGTCCAATATCGAACCCGGATAACTGGGCTGATCCGCTCCATGCCTTGCCAAGCCAGGCACTGCGGCGAACAGTGAGTCCGGACGCCGTGACGGCTGATCCGCTGAAGGTGAGCGTGCCCGTGCCGGTATACGCCTTCGTCTTCGCGAGCGAAGCCGCGCCAGAGAACGTCAGCGTCCCGGATCCGGTGTAGGAGTGCGAGCCATCGGCCTCCACCCCGTATCCCGCCACCTGCGACTGGCCGAGCCATGCCTGCCCTAATTGGGATGTCTTGATCACACCGCATCGGCTCTCGGCCTACGGAGACAGTTTCCCTATGTAGGGCCATGCTCCACCGGACGTTTTGGGTCCGTACAATCCCAGACCGGACGTGTCTAAATACAGATCGCCGGTCACCCCGCCGGTAAACACAGTGGCGGCCTGATAGAGGTAGAATTCGTCAAACTCCACGTTGCTGCCGCCGTTGATCACCGTCACATCGAATTTCCAAAAGCGATACGCCACCGTCGGAGACATGGTGAATAGCTGAGTGACCGATGAACCCACCGACGCAATGGCCGTCTGAGTATCCACGGTATTGAACGTGCTGTTGTCGTTCGAGCCGGAGAAGGTCCAGTTCCTGGGGTGCTGTTGCGGATTGCCGGAAGGGCCGCTCTTCCATCCGTATTTACCCAGAGATTTGGCGGACCCCAGGTCCAGTTTGAGCCATCCCGTGCTGCCGGTAGAGGTCCACATTCCCGTCGTGCCGTCGAAGGCCTTCCACGCCGGGTTCAACTCGCTCGATGCGGATGCAACATAGGGGGACGGCGCCGTATTCGATGTCATGTTGTGCGGCGCGAGGTCCGGCCCTACGCCATCCGGGCGGCCGACACCCGTGTAGATCGAGATGCCTGAACCGTTAATGTCCAGCTTTAGCTGGGTAAGCGCCGATGCGGTCAGCACGCTGCCGTATGCCTTCTCCCCGGTCGCGTGGTTCTTGGCGGTAGTGGTTGCCTGCGCCCCGGTTACGGGGATTACCGAGCCGCTGGCCGCGCCCGTGACTTTGAAGACCTCGTAGGTGCTCGCGGCATTCGCCGGATCGTATACGGCAATCCAGTAATCGCCCGACGACGGCAGGCCACTGACGGACGTGAGCGTCAGCGAAGAACCTCCCGCCGTATAACTGGCGGATAGCGTCGTCTCGAAAAGATCGAGGAGTTGAAGGGCCATTTAGATGTGCTCTCTTCGAATGTCGGTGGACCCGCAGCAGGGCGCTGCAACAAAGTGAAGAACGGCGATCACTCGGCCTGCAGGCTTGCCGCCAGCTTAATTTGATCCCCGTTGTTCACGATGTTATAGGGTCCGTCGGTGAAGCGTTCCGCATACACCAGGTCGCCGCTCGACGCCCTCGTGGTGTAGTAACCATACACATTCCCCAAAGCACCTGTGAACGTCCACGTCTGCTGCGAGTACACCGCGCTCGTTGGGTTTCCGCCCGTGATCGTCCACGATGCACCCGTCAGCGTGATGCTCGCGTAGCCAAAGCCCGACGCCTCCGTATACGTGCCCGCCGTGTCTGTCTCGGCGGGGGTGATGTTATTTGTGTAGAGACGCAGGACCACGTTCTCGGTTGTCGTGACCTTGCCGAGCAGATAACTGAGCGCAATGATCTCCGCACCATTTGGGACAACGAGCGCCATGATGTTCTCCTTGAATTACGCGGGTCCGCCGCTAAGGTAGTTGAAATCTGCTTTCGGCCTGCTCGACGTTCCGATATCCGCGCTCGCGATCTCCGTCGATGGCATGTTGAGCCCCTTCACCAGCGCGAGCGTCCGCCTGGCATCGGCGAACACGTTGGGGCTCATCGCCTGCGTCGTCCCAAAGGTGTCGCCCATCCGCACCGCCAGGTTGTACACGCAAGCATCGAGGTAGCCAGGGGGCACGATGATCGGGTCGTCGAAAAACGCGAATTGATGCATCTGCTGCCAGGTCCACAATTCGAGCCCCGGCGATGCGGTGGGCGTTCCCCAGAAGTACAGGCTGCAATTCGGAGAACTGTAGTCGGGGTACATCATCGTGGGGAACGTGATGGGAAACTCCCGCAGCCGGATCTGCGCCCACTCCGCGGGACTCAGGATGCGGATCGGCAAGTGCACCTTGCTCGCTCCCGTGGTGATGATCGCGTTCGCGTCGTTGATGCGCGTGGGACGGTCCGCAACGAAGTCGGCGCCGCCCCCTCGCCCGATGGTGTAGACGGGCTTCGCCGGCGTGAGAACGTACTCTTGACGCTGGATCGAGAAGATCAGGCCCCGCAGTGTGCTCCAGGAATCCACCATCCTGTTGAGGCTCTGGAATGCGTCCTGGATCTGGTCCGGGGAAGCTGTCCTCCCCGGGCCGCCGGTCACCCGCGCCAGCCTCAGCGCAGGATACAAGATGTCGGCATCGACAAACGGCATTTACTTCTTCTTTTCGGCGGGCTTGGGCTCCGCTTCGTGCTCTTCGGCCTCAACGCCTTCGGGCTCCGGCTGCTTCTTCCAGCCCTTGCTCATCCAGTCCTTCTGTTCCGCTTCGTTCTGCACGATGCGGTTCTCGCGGCCCTTGTACAGGGTCGCTGGGAAGGGCTCGAAGTGATACGGCATCCTGGGCGGGTTGTTCAAGTCCATCGTTCCCACCGGCGGCGCCGTGGGTAGTTCGTGCTCGTTCTTCTGTTGTGGCATGTTGTCGCCACCTCCTACTCCATAGAGAGCGATTTCAGCTTCGCGTTTCTGTGCCGCGGTCATACCGCCGCGCCGTGGGAACTTCGATTCGTTGATCGGCATACGGTGAAAAAGGCGGGACGCCCCCGTCGAACCAGAGCGCCCCGTAGTCGCGAAGGAGCAATCAGGATTGGCTGAATGTCAGAGTTGCCGTATTGACCTTGACGACGGCCTGCCTCGCCGCCCCCGTCGTATTGGCGGCGCCCGTGTACACGATCGAGACGTCGGCGGTCTGCAATCCCACCGGCGTGATGGTGAGCCAGGGCGGTATCGAGGCCGGGTCCACCTCCCATGTCCCCGGATCCGTGAGAGTGGCGTTGACGCTTCCGCTTCCGCCCCGGTTCGGGACGGTTACCGCGGTAGGGAAGAGCGTGACGGTGGCCAGTGCGAGGTCGGGCAGCACCATCGCCTGACCCAGCCGCCCGTAGGCCTCGGAGACGGCGATGCCGCCTTGCGGAACGTACCCGAAGGCGGCCAGCCGCTCGATCTCCTTGATCAACGCATCGACTTTGTTGCCGAGGGCGAGTTCGTATCTCCGCATGCTGTTGCCTACGCAGTAGCTGTGCCCAAAGAATACACGCTGTAAGCTTCGGTGCCGATGCCGACGTTGGTGAACCGGATAGCGAATGTTTTGAACGCGGTCGTGACGCACGTCATGGTGCCCACCGCCGTTCCCCCGGTTCCCACGGCGACCGTGAGCGTGCCCCCGGTGGGTGCCACGGTGAAGTTGAAGGTGAGCCCGACGAAGGCGCCCTGGATGGCTTCGGCGAGAAGCGCGGCGGTAGGCAGCGTGGCGGTGCGCCCCGTTGTGAGGCTGGAATGGATGATCATGCCGCCCAGCACCTGATCGGTCGTGTAGGTGACGGCCGCATCAGCCGAGATGGTTGCCGGGGTGGTCGTGAAGAAAACGACGGATCCGAAGCGCGGATCCTGAATGGAGAAGTGTGAAGATACTCTTGGCATTGTCGTTCTCCTTTACGCACCCACGACCGTGACCGCACCGTTGTCCTGATACAGGTTTCCCATGCCCATCAGAGAGTCCATGCGGTTGACCTGCATACTTCTGACCGGATCCCAGGCCTTCACCTTGCGGATGGCGATACCCGAGTCGGGATCGTGCGCCTGGCCCGCGGATTCGACGGCCTTCGGCACGTACAGCTTCGCGCCGACTAACGCGAACGCGAACCGGGAGAGTCCGAGACCCACCGTGCCCACCTTGCCGTTGGGCGAGGTCGTGCCCGGCCACAGGGTGAGCGCGGCGCTGTTG